CCCTAATTCATTATGGTCTGGTGTATATTATATCAAAGCCCCTAAAAATTGTGGACAATTAAAAATAGATGATCCAAGATCATCAGCTGCAATGTGTAGACCAAATCAAAAAGAAGGACCCTTACCTCAAAGATTATTTAGAGAAACACATTACGAACCAATTGCTGGTAGGTGTATTATGTTTCCATCTTGGTTGATGCATTGTGTTGATCCTAATGAATCTAATGATATAAGAATATCAGTATCATTTAATTTTTTACAGAAAGGTATGTTTGTATGAGAGTACACAAAGATCAAATAGTGTTTAGAGAAGAGTTTTTGAATACAGAAGAAGGTAGAATGCTTCAAACAAAAAATGAAAAATGGAAAAAATTAAAAATAGATATAGAAAAAAATGGTATAATTAACCCATTAATATGCACTGAAAAAGATGGCAAATACAGGTTATGTATGGGGATGAGAAGATTTATTGCAGGATGTTTATTAGGTATAGAACATTATGAAATAGAAGTAGTGCCTAACGAAGAAGTAGATACATTAATAAACCCAACAAAAAAATATAAAACAAAACATAAAGATGGAACAGACATTTCAAAATAATAAATATCAAGTAATAAAGAACGCTGTATCATATGATCTAGCTAACTTTATATTAAACTACTTCTTACTTAAACGAGATGCAGTAGGTTATATGTATGAAAATAATATACATGCACAGTCCCCGATCCTTGGAACATGGACCGATGAACAAATACCTAATACATTCTCTTGTTATGGTGATTTTGCTATGGAAACTCTTATGGTTAAGATGATGCCCGTAATGAAAAAACACACTGGCCTAGATCTATGTCCTACTTATTCCTATGCTAGAGCTTATAAAAAAGGCGATTGTCTACACCGACATAAAGACAGACCCAGTTGTGAAATATCTACAACACTTAATTTAGGTGGTGATCCTTGGCCTATATTTATAGATGGCACAGGAGCTAATAATGTTATTAACGAAAGACAAAATGTTGTAAAACCTAACGCTCCGACAGGCACGAAAGTCTTGCTTGAAGTGGGAGATATGCTAGTATATAGTGGATGTGAACTCGAACATTGGCGAGAGCCTTTTGACGGGAACATTTGCGGTCAGGTATTTCTACATTATAATCATGTAAATGGCCCATTTGCAGACAAAAATAGATTTGATGGAAGAGCTAAGCTAGGCCTACCATCAGGTGTAAAATAGTATTATAATGAGGTTATATGTTACAAAAATTAGGATTCCTACCAGGGTTCAATAAACAAGTTACATCTACGGGTGCAGAGTCTCAATGGGTAGATGGAGAAAACGTTCGTTTTAGATATGGTACACCTGAAAAAATAGGTGGCTGGAATCAATTAGGTGCATCAAAACTCACAGGTGCAGCTAGGGGTTTACATCATTTTGTAAACAAAGCTTCAACAAAATTTGCAGCAATAGGAACCAATAGAATTTTATATGTATATTCTGGTGGTGTGTTTTATGACATCCATCCTTTAGTTAATCCATCAGGTACAGCAATCACAAATGCATTTAGCACAACTAACGGATCACCAACTGTAACAATTACATTTGGTGGTGCACATAGTTTTGTAGCAGGTGATATTATTTTGTTTGGTGACACAACTACATTTAGTGCTATTACAAATTCTAATTTTGGTGCTTCAGATTTTTGTGACAAAACATTTATGGTAACTAGTGCACCAAGTTCTACTACTATAACTATTACAATGCCCAGTAATGAAACAGGAAGTGGTGCAACTACATCAGGTGGTATAAAATTTTTTCAATATTATCATGTTGGACCAGCAGAACAAATAGGAGCGTTTGGTTGGGGTATTGCATTATGGGGTGGTAATATTCTAGGTGCATTAACCAATACTTTAAACGGAGCTATTAGTGCTACGTCAGGAGGAAACAATGGTTCTGCTACAGAAATTACATTAACTAATGCGGCAGGTTTTCCATCTACGGGTACAAACCATGTTACAATAGGAACAGAAGAAATATCATACACAGGTATTACAGGAAATAAATTAACGGGTATAGGAAGAGCAGCTAGAGGAACTACGGCTACCACTCACTCTAATGGTGCAACGGTAACTAACTCATCTTCTTTTACTGGATGGGGATCACCAGCAGCCAACACCGATAAAGTAACAGATCCTGGTCTATGGTCCTTGGACAATTTAGGATCAACATTAATAGCTTTGATACATAACGGAGAATGTTTTGAGTGGGATGGTGATGCAACCAATGCAACAGCAACACGTGCAACTATTATATCAGGTGCACCAACAGCATCACGTGATATGTTAGTATCTACACCGGATCGTCACTTAGTATTTTTTGGAACAGAAACAACTATTGGAGATAAAACTACACAAGACGATATGTTTGTAAGATTTTCTTCTCAAGAAAATATTAATGACTATACACCTACGGCTGAAAATAGTGCTGGTACACAAAGACTGGCCGACGGATCACGGATCATGGGTGCTAAACTTGGTAGAAATGCAATATACATTTGGACCGATACATCTTTATTTACTATGCGTTTTGTTGGAACTCCTTTTACATTTGCTTACGAACAAGTAGGTACTAACTGTGGATTGATTGGAATGAATGCAGCAGTAGAAGTTGATGGTGCTGCTTATTGGATGTCTGACAATGGTTTCTTTAGATATACTGGTAAACTAGAATCAATGGATTGTTTAGTTGAAGATTATGTTTATGATGATCTTAACACAACATCTAATCAATTAGTGTATTGTGGTATTAATAATTTGTTTGGTGAGATTACGTGGTTTTATCCAACCGCTACATCTAATGTAGTTAACCGAGCAGTAACATATAGTTATCTAGATTCAACTGCTAAAAGACCCATATGGTTTACAAATGCAAGTTCTTTATATCCAAGAAGCACATGGGAAGATTCATCTGTATTTGGTTTACCACATGGAACTAAATACAATGCGGGTGATGATGCATCTTACGATGTAATAGGAAACACAGATGGCACAACAATTTACTTTGAACATGAAACAGGAGTTAATCAACAAGAAGCAGCAACAACTGCTGTTGCAATTCCTGCTAATATTACATCTGGTGATTATGATATTACACAAAAAGTAGTTAGAGGGGCTGCAACTAACATGGCTGACCTCAGAGGTGATGGTGAAAACATTATGAGAGTTAGTAGAATCATTCCTGATTTTATATCTCAACAAGGAAACGCAATTGTACAATTAGATTTAAGAGATTATCCAAGTGATGCAGCAGTTAGCTCATCGTTGGGTCCATTTACTGTAGCATCTACAACAACAAAAGTAGACACACGTGCAAGAGCAAGAGCTATAGCTCTTACAATATCTAATACTGCTGTTGATACTAGTTGGAAATTAGGTACATTTAGGTTAGATATACATGCTGGTGGAAGAAGATAATGGCAAAAATAGTACAATCATTAACCAGAGCTAGTCCAGAGTATGAAGAAGACGTTGCACAGTCTTTAGTTAGAGATTTAGATGCTGTGTTAGAAAAATTAAACAGTACGTTTCAAGAAGATTTAAAACAGGAGATAGAAGCTAGAAGTTTCTTTTTAGATTAATGGCAGTAGTAAACCAATATAAATTTGCAGGTATAGATAATAGTACAAGTGGTAGTGAACTTACACCATTAGGTGCTAGTATTCCTGCAGTTAATGAAACTATAGTTATTAAATCAATACTTGTTACATCAGCTGGTACACCAGTTGTTACTGTTACAAACAACAGTATTACAGCTATTAAATCAGCAGCATTAACAGCTAATGTTACAACAGAATTATTAACTCAACCACTAATAATAGAAGGTGGTACACCTTTTAAAGTACAGTCAGGCACAACAGACTCGTTTGATGTAGCTATTAGTTATTTAAATATCAAGAAAGAGGTAACAACGTAATGGAGATATTACAAGCAAAAGTAGAAGAAACTTACAGAAACAAAGAAACAGGAGAAGTTTTTAAGAACAGAAAAGACTGGGAAGTTAGAGGTTATAAGCCAGAAGAGATGGCACAGGATGTAAAAGTTATTATGCCAACTCTTGATTTAGTAGGAAAAACAAAGTAAAAGGAGATACTATGGAAGAAAAAATTTCAATGAACGAATCAATACAAGCAGGAGCACCTGACATTAAATACAATAAAGGTGATATCAGAATGGGTGGTGGCGAAGACCAACAAAGCATGGAAATTGCGGCAGAAATATGGTCACAAATGGAGCCAGAACAAAAAGTTCAGTTTCAAAGTTTTGAAGCTTTTTTTCAAAGTGGTATCTGGAAACAAATTTTACAACAGTTGCAACAAGATCAATCAGGAATCCAATCTCAAGCTCCAGAAATGATGATGAGCGAGAATGTTAACATGCAGGAGCAAATGCCTGGTGGCGGAATAGCTGATGTTGACATGAGAGAAAAAGTTGCAATGGCAGCCAACGGTGGTTTGA